GCGTTCAGTAATAAGAGGTGGTTGCATTTCTTTATGCTGTTTGTTCCTGTTATGGGTCTGTGGACTTCTTCCATCGGTATTATTGGTCTTGCTCTCAATCTTAGGGCTTATGATTTCATCTCCCAAGAAATTAGAGCAGCAGAAGATCCAGAGTTCGAGACGTTCTACACCAAGAACATTCTCTTGAATGAAGGTCTTCGTGCATGGTTGGCACCAGTAGACCAACCACATGAAAACTTTGTATTCCCTGAAGAAGTATTGCCAAGAGGTAATGCTCTGTGAATGGGTTTGAAGTTTTCTTCTACTTTGTTTGTTTTGCTATTATTGCAGGCGGTGCTTTTGCGATGATGTGGGGTAATATCCAATCTATTAATAAGATGATGGATGAACCACCTAAACCACGTCATCCAGAGGCACCTGCTTCTGGTGAAGAAGTTATGTATGTCGATTTATCTAGAGAAAAATTAGAGAGTCTGTACAATGATAAGCTCGACGACACCGTATAAGTTGGCGGAAATAATTCGCGCAACTTGGCCTCAGATTTACTACCCTAGGGTTGACTCAAAAAAGAATAAGTGATATATAAAGGGCGTATCAGTCGCCCTTTTTTAATGAAAATTTTCCTGGATACAGCAGACACCGATGTAATCGAAAAATATTTTTCAACGGGATTGGTTGATGGTGTCACAACTAATCCCACTCTGATTATGAAGAGTGGTAAGAACCCTGAGGATGTTTATCAGAAGATCAAAGACATCGGGGTTAAGGACATAAGTATGGAGGTCATGGGATCTGACCTTGAAATGTATGATGAAGGGATTCGTTTATATCAAAAGTTTGGTGATGTTGCTACCATTAAAGTTCCCTGCACACGCGAGGGTCTGATCGTCTGTAAGCGTCTCTCTGAGCAAGGTATCAAGGTCAACGTCACATTGATCTTCTGTGCCTCTCAGGCGGTCCTAGCAGCGAAGGCAGGGGCAACATACGTTTCTCCCTTTGTAGGACGCTTAGACGACCAGTCAGTGGCAGGTCTGGAGGTTGTACGATCCATCTCTGAGTTGTATCGTATCCATGGTGTTAGAACTCAGGTTCTGTCCGCGTCTATTCGCAGCGTTCAACGTGCGATTCGGTCATGGTATAATGGTGCTGAGATTGCAACGATGCCACCTAAAGTATTTGATCAAATGTATGATCACATTCTTACCGATAAAGGTATGGAAATCTTCGATAATGATTGGAAGGAGGTTCAAAAATGACATTTACAGTTTACTCAAAAGACGGTTGCCCCTATTGCACTAAAGTAGTCCAAGTGTTACAGTTAGCAGAACAGAAACATGTCGTGTATAAATTGAACAGAGACTACACGCGGGAAGAGTTTTACTCTAAGTTTGGAAACGGATCTACTTTCCCGCAAGTTTTAGTTGATGATTCATCTATCGGTGGATGTTCTGAAACAGTAAAGTATCTTAGGGAGCAGAAATTGGTCTAATGGAACAAAACCTCAGCGACATCCTTGATTTAGTTGAACACGCTATTGATAATGCCTTTGAGGGAAAAATGAATTTAAAATTTTATGATTACCTCAAAGACAGTAAAACTAAAAAGTGTGAGATAGATACATTCATTTCAAGTTCTACCACAAATGAGATTGACAATCTTATTTTGGACCTTGATGAATATCTAAAAGGTGGTGCTGATGATGAGCACAAACAATTGCGAGAAGGTTACGGTCACATTCCTAAACCTCAAGCAAGAAAAATTAGAAACTACTTAGAGGGTTTCTTAGAAGACGCAAAGAGGTATAGTAATGATAAGCGACCCGGAAGACGAAAAAAGCAATCTAAATAAATCAGACCTTGGTTTAGAAATTAACCGAGGTGTGGAGTTAATGCTACGCAATAGGAGGGAAGAACCTAAACCAAAAAGTTTTGAAGTAAAGTTTGGTAAGGTGCTCTCTTTATTCAAAAGAGAATACCGATTCCATATCGAATTTTACTTTGATTGCAAGAAGAAAGATTCTCTGGAGGAAGAAAAATGTTAGCAGTAACATTGACGATAGGAACACTTGTCTCAATTATGTTCTTTTTTGTGGGAGGTGTGGTAGGATGGTTAGCAAAGGAGCACCAATTCCAAACCCAACCCGTTTATACTCATCCAGAGATGTTTGATGAAAACGGTAATGTTCTCCCTGATGAAATTTTAGCAGTACGATTTGAAAACGATTATGAGTCCCACGAAGACGACGACGAAGGTTAAACTACCCCCTAACCCGTTCATTCACGAGATCCTTGAACTTGCTTGTAAGCAGCGATCCAAGGCAAAGAAGATTGAAATTCTGAAAGAGTATGAAACACCTGCTCTCAAATCAATCTTTGTTTGGAATTTTGATGACACTGTAGTCTCTGTCGTCCCACCAGGCGATGTTCCATACAATAAAAATGAAGTTCCCGTAGGAACAGATCACACATCTCTGCGTAGGGAATACAAGCACCTTTACAACTTTGTGAAAGGTGGAAATGATTCTCTCACATCATTGCGTAGAGAGACTATGTTCATTCAACTTCTTGAGGGATTGCACCCAGAGGAGGCAGAGATCATTTGTCTAGTTAAGGATAAGCAACTTCAAACCAAATACAAAATTACCTATGAGATTGTGAAGGAGGCATATCCTGATATTCAATGGGGTGGTCGTTCATGACAGTAGCAACCGAAAAAGAAGAACCAATGGATAGTTCTGGACAGGATATTAATCCAATCAATCCTTCCAAATATAGTTGTCAAATTCTGCTGGAGAAAACAACTCTGGCAGAAGCAAATGATAAATCATTTCCATCTGATGCATACCTAGTATGGTATAATTTGGATGGAGTAGAACATCTTGACCTAGTAAGATGTAGAAAACAAGTAGAATTATTTGACATGTACTATGACAAGTACGGTCCTAATGTATTGAAGCGTATTGATTACGGGTACGGTCAAAGAAATCCCAAAACATGGGGAGCTAAAGCACCTGATAAAAAGAAAAAGAAATGAGTGGATTCAAAGGATTCGTTGAAGGCGATAAAAAAGATAAGGAAGTTCGCCTCAATATTAATAATAACGAAGTAGATAAACTCATCAAAAAATACAAAAAACTCAAGAAATTTCAAAAGTCTAATCTCCATGAAATCTCAAAACTTTCTGGGGTTGAAACTGAGTTAGATCGCTTGCTAAATGATTATGGAATCGATTCCGAAGCGATAGAGTAATGGGCAAACATTATCTTCTAAACTTATACGAGTGTAACGTTGAACTTCTGAACAACGAAAAATACTTGAGGAGTTTGATTGAAACCGCTGCTGATTGTAGTGGCGCTACCGTGGTTCAAACAATTTCTAAAAAGTTTGATCCCCAAGGTGTCACTGCAATCACTCTTCTTTCTGAAAGCCATATTAGTATTCATACTTGGCCAGAGAGAGGGGATGCTGCTGTAGATGTATTCACCTGTGGTGATTGTAATCCTAAAATAGGATGCGATGTTATCATCCAACAGTTGCAGTCCAAAAACCATACACTTAGTTACATTGAACGTTGACAAGTATTGTAAATAGTATTATGATTCTTAGCATGTATTATCCTCATCATGTATAAACCATATTCGCCTGAGTGGCACCGAAAAAGGTATCTCAAAGAGGCAATCGACACATACTTCGATGACTACGTGGATAACGAAGTAATCTACGAAGATATCATGGATATCCTAGGTGCTAGGATGTCTGCTGCTGTCAACGAGGTTAATAAGGTTCTTGATCTAAAAGACAAACTCAAAACGAACTAAGATGCTCTCTACCAAATACAGGCTCCGTTTAGAGTTCATTTGCAAGTGCATTGCAAATGGTGAAGAGGTTAAGTTAGAAGATATGATATGGGCAGAAAAACTTAGTAAATCAAACACAACTGCCAGGGAGTGGTTGCGTAAAGCCCGTCGTCAATCTAAAGGTATTGAAGAGGGTAGCACAGATGATTTTTTGAATAAGATGGGACTAGGCGACCCCGACCCATCTAATTATAAAACGGGGTTTGATGGTGCAGATGAAATTGTAGATTGGTTCAAACAAGACAAACCCGACGATTGGAGGCAACGTGATTAGTCAAGCACTTGTATATTCTAATGGAAGTCAAGAATCTGAAAGAGCTAAGATGGTTCTTGAAGCATGTGGTCAACAAGTAAGAGAGTTCTTACTGGGCGTTGATTTTAGTGATAAGCAGTTTCGTGCTGAGTTCGGAAATGAGGCAGAGTATCCTCAGGTTGCTATTGGTTTGGATCATCGTGGCACTTTGAAGGAGACCCTCAAGTACATGAGTGAGCACGGCATGTTTTTGTAACACGTTATACAAAACTGCTTGACTATATAATCTATGAGGGGTATAATAACCCTGTCGTTCATCCCACTCTGTGGGACGCAAGTAAGTCGCGGAACGGATCGTTCATCCCTTCGGGGACGCAAACGACTGAAGGAACGGAAACAACGGATCCACCGAAAGGTGAGAAGGTTAATTTTCCATTCATTCAGGAGACCTACAATGAACACACTCAATCTCATCAAAAAGCAGATCAACAAAGCTGCTGCTCTTCATGACGCTCAGATTAATCACACCGCATATCGTGGTATTGTGACTAAAGTTACGAACGTCAAACCAAATGAAGTGCATGGTAAGTTCACATATCGTGGACACACCTATACCAAGTGATTGACTTACTAATCAAATAGTGTTATGATGGGAGGGTGACCTCCCATTTTTTATGGAAAGAGATAGACTAAAACTTATAGTAAGGAATCTCAAACTGTTGGTTGAAGCACTGGAATCGGAAGTATATTCCGATCCTGAATCTTATGTTGACAAGCGGGAGAACTTTGATGATCCCATTCCTTACGCCTCTACAGATTACGACGAAGTATTTTATGACGATGACGGATACCCCGATTAAAATGAAAGGAGAAGTAAATCTTATCAGTGTCACTCCTGATGCTGAGAAGCACATGGCATATTGTGCTCGTGTAAGCAATCCTTCAAATCAAGAAAATGAGAATATTGCAGGTCTGTTGAGATATTGTATCAAGCATCAGCACTGGAGTATTTTTGAACAAGCGTTTATGACGCTTGAAATTCATACTACCAGAGGACTAGCGGCTCAGTGCTTGCGCCACCGTTCGTTCACATATCAAGAATTTTCACAACGCTATGCTGATTCTTCCCTACTCTCGGAGACGATCCCTCTACCTGAACTACGGCGTCAAGACACCAAGAATCGTCAGAATTCTATTGATGATATTGACCCGTTTGTCCGTCAAGAATTTGAAATTCTGATGCAGCGTCATTTCTATGAGGCAATGGACTTGTATAAAAATATGATTGATCGGGGAATTGCAAAAGAGTGTGCTCGTTTTGTACTACCTTTGGCAACGCCCACCAAAATCTATATGACGGGATCAGTTCGCTCATGGATTCATTATATCGATTTGCGTTCTGCAAATGGTACACAGAAGGAACACATGGAAATTGCCAATCTTTGCAAAGATATTTTCAAAGAACAATTCCCAACTATTGCTGAAGCATTAGAGTGGTAATAAATATTAACACACTGAAAGAGGTTTATGCCAACATATCCTGTTATTAATATGAAGACGAAGGAGACCAAAACTCTTCATATGACAATCAAAAAATACGAAGAATGGAAGGAAGAAAATCCCGATTGGGATAAGGACTGGTCACAGGGTTGCGCTGGTCAATCCACGGAGTTTAGATGGACTGGTGAGGCACGTTCCAGTGGATGGAATGAAGTTCTCGACCGTGCATCCAAACAACCTGGTAGCACTATCAGCAAACACCGCGACTACTCCTTCTAAGTAACTTATGCCCAGAAGAAAAAAGAACGACCAACCTATTGGCGTGGGACTAACAGCAAAGCAAATGAAAAGGCGCAAGCCGATTAACAGTGACTTGATGAGGGACATCGACCCTCTCACTGATAATCAGAAAAAACTTTTCGATGCATATGACAGCGGTAAAAATATCGTTGCCTATGGTTGTGCTGGTACAGGTAAAACCTTTATCACATTATATAATGCACTCGCTGATGTTCTAGATCCCACTACTCCTTATGAAAAGATTTACATTGTTAGATCTTTAGTGGCAACCAGGGAGATTGGTTTTCTTCCTGGGGACCATGAGGATAAGTCTGATATCTATCAGATCCCTTATAAAAACATGGTCAAATACATGTTTGAAATGCCAACAGATGCAGACTTTGAGATGCTCTATGGCAATCTGAAGACTCAAGATACTGTTTCATTTTGGAGCACCTCTTTTATCAGGGGCACGACATTAGATAAGGCAGTTATTATTGTTGATGAATTTCAGAACTTGAATTTCCATGAACTTGATAGTATAATCACCAGAGTAGGTGAAGATTCTAAAATCATGTTCTGTGGTGATGCAACCCAGACTGACTTGACGAAGACGAACGAAAGAAATGGTATCATGGACTTTATGAGAATTCTTAGACTCATGCCATCTATGGACATCGTAGAATTTGGCGTTGAAGATATTGTTCGCTCTGGTCTTTGTAAGGAATATCTATTAACAAAAATGGAAATGAATCTATGAATTTTATTCATCATAATTATCTCGGTGAACTTGAACTAAACAAAAAAGAAACCAACGGCATCCGTCTCTATAATCTTCCAAATGGAGAATGGGTGCCTTCCATTACGTCTGTAACCTCTTTCTATAATCGACAGATCTTTGCTGACTGGAGAAAGCGAGTTGGTATAGAAGAGGCAAATCGTATCACAAAGAAAGCAACTGCTCGTGGAACTGATTTCCATGAAGCAGTTGAAGTTTATATGAGGAACAAAGAAATAAACTGGGATGACTTTCG